AATTCATTATAACATTTTTGATTATGTGCACAACTTCGTAGATGATTATCGGGTTTAATTAGCGACTCTATGAATATAGATTTGGCACGATTCCACTTCTCTAAATGTGATTCATCTTCGATAATTGTATTTTGATCTTTCATAAATTTGAGGTAAATCTTATTATATAGTAGATATAATATTCATATTATATTATATTTTTCTTTATTTTTTTCCAAAATAATCATTTAACAAATAAAACCAAATACCAAATAATAACATTATAGTAAATATTCTAATATTTTCCCAATTAATAACAATCATAATAAAATTGCACCAATTAGTAATCCTTTAGCAAATGAAATACAAAGTAATTGATAATCAGTTAGATTAAATTTCTTCTGGAATTTAGAAACGAGATTTCTATCCCATGCGACAATCTTGTCAAATACTACCTGCGTCTTATCGGGTAATCCCATTTTTCTGAAAAAGTGAAAAAACTATTTATTTGACTTTTTCAAAAAGACAGAAAACTTAAAAATCAAGGTTTATAAGTTAATCCAGTTTCTCTAAATTCAGAATATGTTATAGGTGTTGTTCTCGCATCTACTCCGTCTTTGACGAAGTTTCTGTCTTTTTCGCAGTGTTTGAATTGGTCGTAACATATCCTGCTACAAATAATGTCAATGAGAGTACCGTCGCTAGAGAATACATACTGCAAGTTAATTTTGAAATCAGCACTGGGTCTTCCTATTGATTGGTAGATGTCATTTATTATATAGTTGCTTTGCTCGGATGTCAAGAGATTGTAACGATCAAACCCAAACAAATGTCTCTTCACACCTTGAAAGAATGATGGTCTGATCTTCCTTGTGAACATCTCTTCACTAGATATGAGTTTAAACTCTCTTGGTTCATAGTCTGCCATACCACCAATAAGATGTGGATATCTCAAATCCATATTAAATATCACCTTGTCAGGACAGATGGTTAACCGACCACCTACCATAGTTGTATTTCTTGTGCTATACTCACCTAATTCTGATAACAGTGAACTATTAAATGATGATAGATCATACATCGGTGCATTAACAGTAATACCAGTTACTGTACCATACTGATCATGTGTCATACCAACCAAACGTGTACCATTTGGTCCCCTTTCATTGACACTTACAACATTTTCTATCTGTTCCCATACATCATTTAGATTACTTGTATTTGTTCCCTTGATATAATATGATTTCTCTCTACGTAGTATGTCATATGAAAGATCGAACCTACTAACGTATGATTTTATCGCATTTTCATTTGTATGGATGATGCCAAGCATCTTATACTCATTTTTAATTGTGTCTCTAGAGGTCAATTTGTACTGCCAATTGAGAACTTTGTTCAAATTCTCCTTGGTAACAGTGGATATTGTAACAGGATCGTATTGTGAATCAACCAACGGTGTATATAACCAAGGCATTTCAGAATACTCATCCAACTCTGTTCGAGTCGTGAGACTATATCTCTTATGAAATGTATAAGTGTCAGAAAATATCATTCGTTGGATTCTATAACTTGTCCTTGATCATTAAACAATGCATAATATATGTACATCTCTGGATCATCAGCAACTTGTGCTTGTGATTCAGGAAATGTATCATCAAGAAACTGTACAATATCACTCATCTCATCCAACACAGTAACATGCCACTCACCATTAATCAATTGATTGTACATGTCTGTTGGAATAGTATCAGCATAAATTGCTTTTGATGCATTTATCTTATCAACATCACTACTATTATTCCATCCAGTAGTGCGAAGGAATAACACAGGTTTCTGTATCTTTGCAGCATACTTACCAACAGCAGTCTCTAAATCATATACTTGATAGTTTGTACTAATAGTCATAATTATTCTCCAAGAGCATCAAATTCTTCTTGAGTATAGAGTTTAGTATAATCTATACCACCTGCTACAAAGTCCTCTAGTTTTATTTTCTTCATGAATGTTCTTAATTCTGCAGCAACAATCTGTGAACTATCCTTGTACTTGTTACGTAATTCATTCATAGCAAGTAATCTATTGTTCCAAACATCTGTTGCTCCTTCAGTCGGAGTTTCTACCCATTGCTTTTCATCATCTGCTTTAAGATATTCAACAGCAACACCATTCTCATCTTGACCATTAGGATATTCTGTACGATATGTTTTAGGATCAACTGGCCACTTCATAGTGGTTATATCTTTAAAGAAATCCATCGGTCTAGTAAAATCTTGTGGTTTCTTTATCAATAATGATCTTAACTCTGCTCTATATTTCTTCCACTCATCCTTCTCACCAGTATAACTATCATCTATGTCAGGTAAAACTCTCCAATCACATGCTTGTAAAGACATTTCTTTTTGTCTTATCTTCTTACCATAAGTTTGATCAAAGAATAATAGTTCACTATCAACCTTATTGGTCATCTGGATAGTTTCTACTTCACCGATCCACTTTATTGTATCAAGAAACAAATATATATTATTCCTTAACTCAAGTATTTCATTTTGACCTGGAGCAATAAATCGATATGACTCATGATAATTTGATTTAGTTTCAAAACTATACTTCAACTTCCTACGCTGTGCAAAGCATGTATTATCAGTATAGAATATAACTGTTTCTAATTCATCCTTACCAGGATCATGCCAGTATGAACCAGCAACCTCTGTTAGGAATCTATCTTTCATACCATCTTTAAAGGTATATTTTGGTATCTCAACTATTTTCCCACTAGGATTTTGAGTTGATTTGGGAAGAAGAAATTGTTTATCATGACGTATTGCTACCTCATTGAGAAAATCAACTTCAAGCATTGCTTGTCTTAATTCTACTGCCATCTACCGATCTCCAGATTTAATATACCATCCTGTCAATATATATTTATCTTTGTCACCACATAGTAATCCACCTCTATGTGTGTGGGTAAAACCACTAGGCCACAAAACTACAGTACCTTGTGTTGGTTTAATTCTTCTTTTTTGATATAGAAATTCAGTTTCTCCTCCATCTTCAATATCATTAAGATATATCATCCATACTATTTCTCTTTGATGAAAATAATATGATCCATTCTCGTGATGCCATATATGATACCCACCACCAGGTTTTGTTCTTTGAAACTTAATATCTGTTGACATATAACCTATCTTTGCCAACGCACTATATTGATCAATATAATGTGACATACATGATTTAAGAAATTGATTAGTTTGCGTAGTCCAAGAAGAATCAGTATAATTTAATAAAAATGATTGATCTTCACGATTATGCTTACCCTTGTACATAGATGCACCATCCATGTACATCATATCATTACCATCACCTGTAGGTGGCATTACATCCCTAATGAATGGATCTATCTTGTCAGATAATCTCTGATCAAGCATAGCATTACCATATTTTATTATCTTATCACACCATGGTTTAGGTACAAAATTAGGCCATACTGCAATAAAGTCACCAAAAGATGCTTTAGTCATCTTATCATCCTTCATCAAATTGAGAGGACGGTAAGGTGTCAATTGTTCGGTCATAATTAGAATGCTTTAATAATATATTTTACTTTGTGGAATTTGTTAATTATCTCAACCTGTCTATTAGGGCTGAATACTACATTGGGTGCAGGTAGTTTAGTACCTTTATTTAGGGTGAAAGTACCAGTGTTTAATTCTATGTTTACCCCATCTGTTCCAGATTGATTGAATACTACATTTCTAGTTGTAGCAGCAGCAGTACCAAGTCCTTGCTTATACCCTGCACCACTTGTATTACCATAACTAAAATCAGTTGTTTCATCTGTTAATGGAAAATCAGACAAATAATGACTATGTGTAGCAAATGAGGAATCAGTGTCCTCATGTAATATAGGTGGTGAGTATGCATCTACTGAAAACAGAGATGGTTCTGTATCAATAGCAGCAACTACTTTAGCATTCCATATATTATATGGGTATGATTGATTTATCGAATCTTCTGTAGTAGTACCTGAAGTACCTGCTAATAATCCCTGTGCTGCTGTCCTCTGTGAATAAACTGCATCTGAAGTCTCTGTATTCAATGGCTTAAAATATTCATCTTTAACAGAGTCACCTGGATGTACCCACCATGTATTTGCTCGTAAAGTTGTACCACCAACAAGGTTATTATGCTCATCAATGTGTTGCATAAAAGCATCTATTTCATCTTCAAGAGTATCAGTTTTACCACCACTTTCCAACCATATCTTTTCCCACTCTGTTTCAAAATCTGGCATTAGTTGTCCTAGATAATTCAACCAAGCAATTCTTTGGTTTGTTCTTACGTACTGATGACTATGAAAGTCCTTTGTGTCATCAGGATTATTATAGTACAAGTTGTTGTTCTGGTCTTGAGGATCCCATGGCTCAGATTCCCCATGAGTACTGAATGGAACTAAACGACCTAATCTATCACCTATCCATTGATTTTGTGAGTCTGAATCATTTTCGAACTTATATGGAGTATAACCAAATAATCCTTTGTCACCCCAACTAATCATAGGGTCACCACCAAACTCATCTGGAACGCCAGAAACATAATTATGATAGTGTAATGGTACATTCACTTGTACATCAGATAATGGTCCAACTGTTGCAGTAACATCACCAACAACTTCAAATTCTATATCTACAGTAATATCTTCAAGTGTTATAGTTCTAACTGTACCAAAATTAAAGAAGTCACTGGTTATACCTGTTGTATCTTGAGGAGTGTCGCCTATTATCTGCTGATATGGATTAGGATCACCTGCAGTTACATCCACATCATCAACATACCAATATCCACCAATACCACCTGCTTCTCTAGCATTAAATGTTTTTTGAGGATGTATTCCAGTATCTATTGGTAAGATAGTTGATGATCCTTTATTACCATCTACCTGGCCAGGACCAACCATCCTTCTATTTCTATAGTCTGGTACTCTAAACTTACCACTATATGTTTTAGTAGTACTATCCCATGCACCAAATTGTGATGTATCATCACTAGGTTTTGCATAGTTATTCTTAATAACCCACCATAAATCAGGGAAGTCAGCAACATTATACTCTGAACCATCACAATCCAAATAACCAGGATATCTTGCATCTAACCTACCTTTAGCAGTAGATCCTTTCAAATCACCATACTGTTTCATTGGATCTTGTTCACCAACAACATCCACACGATCTTTAAGTATTGGTATAACTGTACCAATAGCATATCCATCCTCTTTACTCTCTCTAATCTCACCTTGACCACCACCTGACATATCAACAAATGCAGTCTTCTTACTGTACCATGCTCCCTTAAGTTCTGGTGGTGGTGGCACAACAGCATAATTTGTAGCACCCCATGTAAATGGATTATTTGTACTACCAGTACCAACTGTTACAGATGTTGTTGTTTGTGCTGATAAACCAGCAGCAGTTGTTATTTGTAATTGGAAAGAACTATTTTGTGTAGGATCAAATGTTACTGGTCCTGTTACAAATGTACCAAAGTCAACAGATATCTTTGCACCATTAGTAGCATTGATAGTAATAGGTCTATTGATACCTGTTATTGGTACAATACTACTAACAACAGGAGTATTTGGAGCAGTTCCTGTTAAACTCTGTGGTGGTGTGAAACTAGCATCAGTATCTGGTCCACTATTGGTAGTAATATTCCATGGTACTATCTCTCTAGTACCTACCTTAATAGTAGTAGAAACTGTACTACTGAATGTAGCACTAGATCTATTTCTTATTTGTATCCTATCACCAAGTACAACTGATGCAGGGAATATTCCCCAACTAGACCATGAACCATTATGTTCTATTCTAATACCTGGTTCTGAACCAGTTGTAGATATTAAAATAACATCAACTGATACATCAGTTCCCAGTCCAACAAGTCCACCAGGAGGTTGTTGATCAGATTCAATTAAGAAATCTTCTATCTGATCAACTTTATCAGAAAATATAAAACTATCAGGAGTTTCTGATGGCAAATTACCTGTTTCAACTCTCCAAACAACTCCTGATCCACCAGTACCAATGGTAACTAGATTTGAAAGAGGAGTATTAGCAGTTGTTGGAGTTCTCACCATCAACTGTATATATTGACCATTAGTAATTTGAGGTTGAGTTGAAGAATCAACAAATGTTACTCCAGATAATACAGTAAAACCATCAGAATTTGTAACAGTATTATTGTTATTTGATATACCAATCTTTGCACCATTATCAGTAATTACTGTTCCATAATCAGACATACCCTGAATCTGTACTATATTACTATAAACATCAGTATCTAATGGTTGATTAGTTAAATTACCAAAATCTGGTACTGGATTAGGGAAATTTGGGTCTGGTGTTTTAGTCTCAATAGTCCACTTCTCTACCCTTGTACCAAGTCCTAGATTAAGATAATGACTTAACCCTCCATTAGGGTTAGACTTTAATCTTACTTGTAATATATCAGTATTTGCTACTGACCAACCACTTGGTATAGACCAAGCACTCCACAACATCTCGCCAGGTACCTGACCCCCTAATCTTGGTCTCTTACGTCTTACTGCTACTTCACTAACAGTTGGATTTATATGCGAAGATGTTAATGCTACTCCAACTTCTGTGTCTTCAGATAGACCAGAAACAGTAACAACAGTTTCTCCTACCCTACTACCATCACCATACGTATAAAGAGTATCTGGCTCTGCGTCCTCTAATGTTGTGAAGGAAAAAGAATCAGGAGCATAATCTTCAGGAATTGTGCTAATATACCATATAGTAGTTTGCAGACCAATTTGAACTTGTACACTTAAAGTAGTATCCCACGCATCAGGTGCCTTAAACCTAAAACGAACGGTCTGTCCCTCGCTGACATATACTGGTGAATTTCCAAATTGATACGTAGTCATTTCTTATCTATAGGTATCGTAGCTATTTATGGTTATATTTGTCGAACATCCTGCCAATTACCACTATCATTAATATCAATCTTAATTGGTTCACTTGCCTTAACTTCAACTGGTATATCAATATCGTCTATTAATACTGATTCTGTAGTGATTGTAATATCTGGTGATATAACTTCTTCTTCTGGGTCACTCTGATCTGATGTTGGTATAGTTACCAAATCTGGAGTAGTATCAATAACTACAGTGAATGTATGTGTGTCGGTATCACTTAACCCACCATTATTTGCTGTACCAGATGCAACAACTTGTACACTAGATGGTCCAAAATCATTCCAACTTACGTATGGTAACACATTAAAATCATAATTACCATTAGTTGGAGAATGATTTGATACAGTTTGTTGTGATGATGTACCATTAAGATAGTTAGTAATTATAACAAAAGTAACTACTTCACAATTTTCTGCCTGAACATTTATCTTACATTCATCATCATCGTATGTAATATAAGTACCACCTGAAATTGCGATTTCAGGTATTTCAATAACAGTTAATGTTATTTGTTTACTATCATTAGTAGTGTCACCTGCAGGTGTAGTTAACGTAACTGTTGCTGTATATGTTGTGGTTGTAGTTGGAGTGACTGTAGTATTAGAACTAAATGGCAAATTACCACCAATACTACTAATAGACATATTAGTAGCATCACCAGTGATATACCATGTTAATGTTGCTGATTGACCTATAACAATTTGACTAGTATTTAATGTTAAAAATACTGTTGGTGGTGTATATGCAGTAATGGTTGCTGATGTCTGTGCTGTCTGACTGCCTGGAGCATATCCAGTCATTGTATATGTTGTAGTTGATCCAGGATATACCATTACATTACCAGATCTTGTCTGACCTGAATATAGTCCCGAAGTAGTCAAACTACCATAGTTTGATAAATTTGCACTATCAAATCCAGGATTACCTGTTATTGACCATGATAACATTACAGGATTTGGACTTATAGTGTAATTTTTATTAGCAGTAAGTACTACTGTTGGTGGTAAATATACACACCCTTGATTAACAGTAGCATTAGAATTATAATTGCTTGCCTTTGGATCAGTACACCCATATACTATGTTTGATGTTACGAATGTTATATTTGGCCAAGTTCCCTGCCATGTACCACTACTACAATTAACAATCATATCATTCCAATCATTGTCAGCACCAGCACCTTGTCTATCATCTAGTCCTAATGATTGTGGACTCAATACTCTTAAGTGACATTGACCAGGTCCACTACCAGAACATGATACAGGATATGTTGTTTGATTAGGTAAATTCCATGTACCACTACCAGTATTAGGTCCAATAGTAATTGGACCCCAAGTAATATAGTTAGAGTCTCCAGCATCTCTATACCAATTAAATGTTATCTGTGGCATTATATTTCCTGAACATCTCGCCAGGTACCATCACCATCAATTTCAACTTTAATTGGATTATCTGATTTAATTTCAACTGGTACATCAATATCATCAACCAATAGTGCATTTGATGTTACAACTGGTGATATTACTGGTTCTTCATCTTTATCTAAATTATCTGATGGTGGAATAACAATAAGATCAGGCATCTTATCACCTTCTATAGGCATTTCACCAGTTGACTCACTATCAGTACTAATTCCATTGGTTGCTGAAATTGTATACCGAACTGAATTTAATGTTGGTTCTGATGGTTCATCATAACTAGTCCATGGAATTGTATCTGTTACAGTACCACTTTGGTTCGCAGAAATGCTTATATCTGACTGTTGAGTCTGAACATTATCAATAGTATAATACCTTGCTATAGTGGCACTATTACAATTAGAAGTACTATAATTCAATGTTACATTAGTTCCAAATGGTATCGGATTTGGTGAACCAGTAAGACTAGCAGATGGTGGATCGAGTACAGTAAGAGTAACTTGAGCACTATCACTACCACCACTACCACTGACACTAATAGTATATGTGGTTGTAGATGTTGGATTTACTGTAGTATTTGAACTTAATGGTACTGATCCAATACCTTGGTTAATACTAGCAGAACTAGCATCTCCAGTTGTAGTCCATGTTAATGTTGCAGTACCTCCTTGAGCAATAGTTGTTGGTGATACTGATATATTAACATTGGGTGGAGTATAAACCGTCACAGTTGTACTACTATAAGCACTAGTTCCACCATATCCACTAACAGTTATAGTGTATGTTGTAGTAGATGTAGGAGAAACAACCTTGGAACCACTACTTACTGGTGATATATTATAACTTATCGGTTGAATTATACCAGATATAGCATTCGACGTACTCCATGTCAATGTAGAAGATTGTCCTGATATTATTGAACCTGGATTTCTAGAGAAAGAAACGGATGGTTGATTATATGTACAAGTGCCAGCAATAGTAGCATTAGGATTGTAGTTGTTGGCATTTGGATCCATACAACCTTGATATACACAAGAACCATCATTTATATAAGCACTTGGATCATAGTTATATGCACTTGAGTCAGTACATCCATAATTATATGTACATCCTTGATTAACAGTAGCATTGGGATTATAGTTATTGGCATTTGGATCCATACACCCATAAACGGGAGGTGGAGGACATGATCCAGAACCCTGCCACCAATGTGTTCCATATAGTGATATTTGATTTAACTCATATCCAGCAGCATTAGCAATGAAAATAGCAATGGAAGTATTATACTGACTAGCACCCATACTTCCACCATCAACAAACCCATTGCTTGGTGAAGTAAATGCATCATACCAATAGTTTGCACCATTGATTTCAGGATATCTACCGAACCAAGCCCAGTACCAAGTGTGCATCTCATTATAAACATACGAAAGATTTCTAGGCCACCAAGCACCACCACCAGGGAACCAGAAAATATCTGATACACATTGACTGGTATCATTACACGTACCAATTTGGCCACACCCATAATGTTTATAGTAATGTCCCATTCCCCAAGGCATTTTAGGTATCCTCTCTGCTAATTAAATATTTATTGTATCTCACGTACATTTTCCCAATTAGTATTTCCACCTACTTGCACTTGAATAGGTTGACTTGCCTTTATTTCTATAGGAACATCAATATCTTGCACTGCTACTGGTACATCTGGTGATATAACTTCTTCATTTGGATTTGACATAGTACTGGGTATAGTAATAGGATCTGGTGTTCTATCTACACCAACACTAATTACCAGAGTCTGATGTGAACTTCCACAAGTAAAATGTAATTGTATAATATCTACTGGATTACTCCAATCAGGAATATAATTATAAGGAACCAAATTAACTGTACCTGTTGAATTTGGTATGTTAACTGCTGGTTTTACTACAGCATCATATGTCTCGTACATAACAATACCAGGACTATTACTAGCAGTTATGTTTATTGGTATAGGTGATTCTTGCCAATCAATTTGAGATGGACCACTAACAGATAATACTGGTGGGATTGCTACAGTAATTGTTACAGTAGCAGAATTAGTTCCTCCAGGACCACTAGCTGATAATGTATATGTTGTGGTTTGTGTTGGATATACAGTTTCAGTAGAACTATTTGGTACACTACCAATTCCTTGATTTATAGTAGTATTATTAGAATCAGTAACGTTCCATGTTAATACTACAAGATCACCTGAATTAATATTTGTTGAAGATGCAGTAAAATTAATAGTTGGGGCAGGAGTTGGGGGTTCTGTTGATGTATCTAGAATAGTAACTTGAGTATTAGTTGCTACTATATCACCTACGTCTGACGTTGGATACATCAATCTAAAATAAATTAACTCACTTCCTTCTGTTAATTCATCTTCTACAATAGTTTTAGTAACAGTAAATCCACCATTCACACCAATAAGTGTAGCAGAAGCAGCTAGATTAACTGGACTAAAATCACTACCAGTTATACCAACTCCCTCCATTGCCCAATACATGGTACTACCAGGTGGATATCCAGTTGTTAGAACTGTATATTCAAGTTGTTGTCCCTCGGTTACACTAACCAAGTTAGGAGTTATTGAATGTGATACATTCTGTGAAGTATCAATAATAGAATATAAAGGAGATTCTGCAACTAGATTTGTACCTACACCAGATGTGAATAATTGTAATTTAAATGTCTCTGTACTTTCTGACGTTTGATCATTAGATATTGTACGAGAGAAAGTAAATTGCCCATTGCTATTAGTAATTCCAGATCCTTCTAATGTACCAATAAAATCTTGTTCATTTACACCAGCACCAGTTATTTTCCAATAAAGAGTAGTTCCTGTTGCTACATTAGATGTAGTAACAGCACAATATACAGTCTCACCTTCATTATAAGTACTCTTTGCTGCTGCTATTCCATAAGATGGTTGATCAGAAGCAAGTATAGTTATTATAGAAGATTGTGCAAGTTCATTTGTTCTGGCATGATCTGAATACAACTTCAATCTAAACATCTCACTGCCTTCTGTCAATGAATCATCATTAATATTAACAGTCCAAGTATTTCCCCCATTAGCATCAAGTTGAAATTCTCCATAACTTGGTGATGGTGCAAAATCACCATTAGCTAGGGATGCAGTTATTTTGTCTATTGCCCAAAAAACCATGGTTCCTGCTGCTACATTAGTTGTAGTAACAGCACAATACATAGTCTCACCTTCAGTATATTGAGTTTTTGCTGCTGATATTCCATATGATGGTATAACAACATTAACAGTTACACTAGCAGAAGCATTAAGTCTCGAATTTATGGAATTTGGTACATAATAAGGTGCATTAAAACCATGACTAGCAGTAAAAACAAATGTTTGTGTGGTAGATAAACCACCATTATATCCACCTCCACCTTGTGTTATTGTTTTTGTACCACTTTGAGGTTGACTCTGTATACCACCATAAAGGTTAAAAAGATCTTGAGGATTATATGGTGATCCACCTCTATCCCAGTCTACTTTATCAAGATTACCATTAGCTGACCATGTAAAAGTAACATCCTCACCATAACTTGTTATCGTGCTTGGAGAAGCAGTTACAGTTATAGTTGGCATTGTATAATGGGTAAGATCACCTGGACCATAAATCATACCCATAGAATTACCAGAACCATCTAATGGTATTACTCTATAATTTGATTTCTTGGTACCACCACCAGCAATCCATCCCCAAGTAGTAGGTGTCCACGTATAAGTAGTTGTTGCACCATCACCCTGAACAGCAGGTATTGTTGTATTAAAAAAATTTACACCTCCACTTGCAGTACCTCCTATTATCAACCAAGACGATGGTTGATAATACGGCTGGGCAGTGAAATTTTGATTCCATGTAATATTAAGGGTAGCAGAATCACCCATAATTAGGTGAGTTTCATCCCAATCAACAAACATTGACATGGTATTAAAACTTAATTATATAATGAACCATTATGAATGGTGTGACTACTTGATTCAAAACATCCATACTTGATATATCTACATCAATATATGACTGCATATTATCTAAATTAACTTGTGTAGTACCATATTTGTATTTGAAATTATGAGCATATTCTGTTGGTCTAGTTAATACATGAAGATGATCACCTTGGGTTGGATTAGGATTATTCAGTGATGTCTCTTCAAATACATTACGACCAGTAGCATTAGTGTCTACAAATGGATTAGTTCCACCACCTTCTTCAGTAGATACTCCTGTTCTATTAGATTTACCATCACCATCAATTTTAGCATTTCCAGTATAATTAAGCACTCTCCTACCTGGTGTTTCATGAGCATGTGCTTGAAATTCTTCAATATCCAAAAAATGAGGAGCAGTTTTTCTAATCATATTATACTTAACATTTCCATTAAACTCAATATCAACTTCAGGATCTATTTGCATATACCCATTATAATTACAATTAACTCTAGTACCAACATTACTACTTGCTTCTACCTCAACACCAACTCTATTGACATTTGGTTTATCTGCTTTAGTTAAACCACTATATGATCCAGTAGCTCTACCACCCATCATAACTTTAGATCCTAAATCTGGTACTTGAAACTGACCTAAATCACCTGTTTCTGTATCAGGATTTCTTAATTGCACATGATCTTTTTTAAATCTACATTCATCACCAATACCAAGTGTTTGTGCTAAACAATAATAATCTTTAACATTATATACTCGACCATCACACGCTAAAAATCCTGCAGGTAAATTTTCCTTAAATATTGGTTGATCAGGGTCTTTATCCAATAGGATACCTTCTACAGCATTTTGTTGAATAGTTCCAACTATTCCACCATAAAATGCCTTCTGTCTAGAGTAATTATTATTGGGTGATTTTGCCATTAGTATGCTCGGATTATATAAACACAGGTCATTTGTGGTTGTGATACATTAAAATCTATTTGTAGTGCATTTTTATTTTCAACATTGCCAAGAAAATCTGTTTGTGTTGGTATATTTACATTAGCAACAAGACTACTTCTACTTTTTAATCTTGTACTATCAAATTCAACATCAAAATCATCATGTGTATGTGGAAAAATTTTATCATTTGGATCATTTTCTTCTATGAAATTATATCCAGGATGACTCATCATAGTACCACGAAGAGCAGAAAGAGTGGTATCTCCACCATCAGGCATTACTGGTATACTTGGCTGATGAGGTAATGTGGTTTGTATATTTACATTAGCAGGATCAGCGTCTATATAATAATTTCTATAACCAGGAGTAATTCGAATTTCACTACCCATGTCACCATACTTTACAGTCTGATTTGAATCAATTCTAGGTCCATTAGGATGTTGATCATGAATAATAAAGTTCTCTGAAATTGGAGTATCAGTAACAAATCTTGGTGTCAATTCGTATGGTGGTGGTGTTGATTCAACCTTTGCTAAAATAACACCCTCTGAATGATCACCCAATCCAATAGGAACATCAGTCACATTAGCATCAGGCCACCATAATTGATAGAGATGGGTATCTGAACCATATCCTCCTGTACCATCTGTAATTGGTCCTGTCTGTGCAGTTGCTGGGAACCAATTATCTACATTCCAACCAGATGGTGAAGTGTTGCCTTGAGTCATAGATTTTCTTGTACCAACACTTATGGCAGGTGCAACCCATCTATCTGCATATGTTCCACCACCACCAGTATCATTACTCCAACCCCAATAATATGTATCACCTTCATTATCACCTGCTTGGTTGTCAATAGCATGCATTCTTATAGTATATGCTACTTCACCAAAAGGTATAACACCATCACCTGGCTTTGTTGGATTAGAATCTGCTATAGTATCATGTTTTCCAGAATGTGTATGCCTTCTGATATGTTTTCTACCAAGTTTCCTTGGTGCTACATATATTGTTTTAAACCCTTCACCATCAATTTTAGTATTACCTGTAATCTTTCCTTGATATCCTGTAGCATCAGTTTGAGGAAGAGTCCAAACTATATCAGTGAAAACATCAGTAAATGATGTAACAATAGATTGACTCTCGTGTGTACCTATCTTATTTTGTATCAATAGTCTTGCGTCAGCATCTGCATCAGCAACTCTACCAGTAGGTGAACCACCGCCAGTAAAATATGCATCCTCCACATCCATCAATGCTTTCTCATTAAGATTTGGCATCAGAATTGTACCTGAATATGCTGGAAAACTACCAGTCAAAGAACTAGTACCAGTATTATAAGTGTCACCAATAGTTTGAGTTAATAAAGGATAATCCGCAGCATTTACAAACTGTCCATCACATATAATCCAACCTTTAGGGATGGTAGTTATACCCCCACCCCATGGCATAATTGTACCAATAGCCGCTGCTTTAGCAGTTTTAGATTCTTGATAAAACATTTATACTTCTATGAGATACCAACCTGTTTTTGATGTAGGAGCAGCAGTACCACCATCAGGTGTACTATTGCCTACGTATAACAATGCAAATCCAGCAAATGGAGTTTGAACAACTAGTTCACCACCTTGATAAGCACTCAAGTCAGCAGTATTACCTGATAACATTGCTTGTCCTGTGTTATCACTAGCATTTTGTACCTTAACATTTGTTGCTGCTCTAATAACCAACGACAAATTATATGTTAAGAGTCCACCTATATCTATGATACGAATCATGTCACCAATTAGTGGATTCTGTGGTAGTTTAACAACTGTATTCTGTGAAACATCTAACACATAATTTGTATTGACTTTTGCATCAACCTCAAAGTCAGCAGAGTATTCCCACTTTCTACCACCTGTCTGGGTGAAGTAGTTAGATATACCAGCAATATTAA